AATAAATGCTGCTAGTGCATACCTACGCATATAGGTTAATGCGCTACCTGCGCCTTGTGGGTCAGGCTTTTGAACAGGCACAGACATCTCTTGTTCAATCCATTCTCCAGACGCATGGCAAAGTCGTGTAACTAACCACATACGACCTTCAAAAAAGTTGCCAGGCATTTGAATAACAGATAAGCCGTTGTCAGACAAAAGGCTACGACAACTATCCCAAACAGACTCCAAATCAGCGTATTTAGACTTAAAGAATGGGTTGGCAGAATCTTTGGCCGCATAAGTTAATTTCCCTTGTACGATTGATAGCGCTTTGGCTAAGTTAGCAATGCTTTCTGATTGGTTCATTTTGCACCCCCAAAAATTACACCAAAGTCATTGAACAAATTTGTTAATGTTTCGTTTTTGCGTTGTTTAGATTTGCCACAGGCTTGACGAATACAGTCAACTTGTTCTTGGCTTAACTCACCGCCATATTCCATATCGTCAAGCGCTGACTCTAAAAATTCTTCATGTTCAATCATTAATTGATTTAATTCTGCACTCATCTAAATCCCCTTAGATACATAGCGAAATTGCTATACAAGAATATTAACACAAGAAAATAAAAAAAGTAACAACTATGCAAAGAAACAACAAACAAGTTAAACTCTGTGAATGGACAAACAATTAAAACTTACAGATAGCGCAATCATTGACCTTTTAGGGGGTACTGCAAAAGTTTCCAGAATGTGCAGAGTTGACCCAGCGGCAGTTTCTAATTGGCGTATTAGAGGCATACCTGCTGACAAATATATGTTGTTAGGCGCAAGAATAGAAGAAGCAAGCCACGGACTTGTTACTCGTATGGATTTGTTTCCTAAAAATTACTTTTTAATATGGCCTGAGCTGTTGCCTAAAAGCAACGCATTTGGCGAACAAGAAGAATATTAATTTATTTTTTAAAAACTTGACCTAGGTCAAGAAAATTTGTTGCAAGCTAAGTGAAACTACATACATCGAAACGCATTTAAGGGGAAATTAAATGAGAACAAATGACCAGCTTCTTGCAGATTTAAAAGTCAGTAAAGAATTAGGATTGCCATTTGAATTAACTGCTGAAGAAAAAGCAAGGGCTTTTGGTGATGCAGATTGGCCTAATCGCAATACAACATCTAGAATTAAAGAAATGTGTTTGCGATACAAAACAGGTTTGGCTTTATCTAAAAGCGACATCAAAGAAGTAAAAAAACATTTAAAGGGGAATTAAATGCCACAAATACAATACGAAACAACACTTTTATTTGATTTGCCAGATGATGTTTCTCCATCTGAACAAATTGAGTATTTAACTAATCTTTTAACAAAGCAACCAGAATTGTTACTTTTAAAAGTTGCAGGTATTTCTTATGTAGGTGTATGGGGAGAAATAGAATGAAAACATTTAAATGGGTTGTAGAGTTTGAAGTAACAGAAAACTGGGTTGAAGATGGTTTCAACATTACCAATAAAAAAGCAATTGGCATGATTCAGAATGTTTTGCCTTTTGCTAGTGGTGCAGAATTTAAAGCAACAGTTTTAAAGGCGCCTGACGCCAAATTAATTCGCAAAACACAGGGGTACACAGCATGAAAGACTTTTTAGGTGCGTGTTTATTGGGTGCGGTATTAGGCGCTATGATTGCTTACGGCATACCTGCGAAAGCGCAGACTGTGCAAATGACTAACGCTGCTGGCTACAATGTAGGCACAGTACAGATTAATGGTAACACAGCGCAATTCGTTAATCCAGCTGGCATTACTACACAAATAGCTACGCTATATCCAGGACAAGTTATTATACAAACCCCTAATGGTGTGACTACTGCTGTAGTAGGAAATACAAGTTACACAGTACCGCCCAGTCCTAAAACGCCTATGACACCAAAGGTTTTACAATAGATGAATTTTTATCCATTTCACATTGGCGATTACATAAGTCATACAAGCCATTTAAGCGATGAAGAAGATTTGGCTTACAGGCGCTTGATTGACCTTTACTATCAGACTGAAGCTGCATTTCCGCATGATTTAAATATGCTTGCAAGAAAAGTTAAATCAACTACAGAAATTGTTGATACATTGCTCAATGAATTTTTTGAGTTTGCAGACAATTCTTGGCATAACACAAGGGCAGACAAAGAAATTGCTAAGTATCATGCTATGCAGGATGGGGGTCGCAAAGGCGCAGCTATAAGATGGGCAAAGGGTAGTGATAGCCCCCCTAATGTTAAGCCAATGCCAACCAAGAACCAAGAACCATTAACCAAGAACCATATAAAAACTATAGCGCCACCAGAAGGTGTCGATGTGTCTTTATGGAATGATTATTTAAAGGTAAGAAAAGCCGCTAAAAAGCCATTGACTGAAACAGCACTTAAAGGTTTAGTACGAGAGGCTGAAAAAGCAAAAATTAGTTTGTCAGACGCTTTACAGACTTGTTGTGAAAGAAGTTGGGTAGGCTTTAAAGCTGAGTGGATTACTAAATCTGAAACAACTCAAGACAGGCCGGCGCAGCGTTGGGATTCAAGTATTCAAAGCATAGTAAATAAAGGTAAAGAATTAGGCATATTGCCAAAGCCTGGCGAAACAGAAGGCCAGTATCGTGAGCGTGTAAGAATGGGGAGAGCATAGTGTTTAAGCAGCCAACATTAGACATATTTGATAGCAATGAAGAAGCACTTATTGAGTCAGCATATACAAAAAAAGTAACTGTGCCTGTTTATGTACCTCAATACCAAAAGCCTAGCGTGTATGAGTTATTTGACCACATGAAGTCTATGCAAATGATTAAACGCATAAACGAATCAAGCGTATCAACAGAAGATAAAAAGTTTCTTATTTATGCTGCACAGCGTCATATTGTATTTAACTTTGCAAAAATTGCAGATTATTACGCACATTCAAGCGCTGAGATGCAAGATTTAATGGAACAATCAGCATTAGTCATTGTCGATTTTGACAAAGCTATTGAAAACGGGTTTGCAACGCTTAATAACGAATTATCTAATGCTTATTTAGAGGAACAAAATGCTGGCTAATCAAATATCTATTGAAGAATTTATACAAACATTAAAAATGGTTAGGTCAGACATTGACGACCAGTTTGTTGGTGAATTGCACCAATTAGTTAAGTTTTACCAAGGCAAAACTGACATTAATCCAATTGCATACTTAATGGATAGATGGACAAATTCTTTAGAAACTGAGCCTGACTACAGCGTGTATGCTGACAAGCGTTATTTGATGGAAGCATGGGCTTGCTGGCACATATACAGCAGAGTCTATATTTCAAATATAATTAAAAAAATGCCTTTATTAAATGAGTCAATTTCTTTAATTGATTTAGGTTGTGGCACAGCTTTAACTACTGCTTATTTAAAAGCTAGTTTTCCTGACATTCGTGTAATTGGCACGCAGCTTAAAGACACAGACCAATGGAATGTTGCTGCTTTTCACGCTGAAATACATGGTTTTGAGTTGGTTGAAAGCACGAAAAATTTAGGTTTTGTAAATATTGTTTTTGCTTCAGAGTATTTTGAGCATTTTGAAAGACCTTTAGAGCATTTAGAGGAAATTGTTGCTGACCTTAATCCTTATATGTTAATTACTGCAAATTCTTTTAACACAATTGGTTTAGGTCATTTTAAAACATACAAGCATGGCAATGAATTGATAGACCAAAAAGACATTTCTAAAAGATTTAACAAAAAATTGCGTGAATTAGGTTACGGCAGATTTCAAGATGTAAAGTTTTGGAACAATAAACCTTCAGTTTGGGCTAAAGATGAATACTGATTTTTGCGTATTTATTCTGACCCATGCTCGCCCTGACAGAGTGTTTACTTACAAAACGCTGCGTGACAAAGGCTATACAGGCAAAATTTACTTAATTTTAGATGATGAAGATAAAACTATTGATGAGTACGCAAAAGCGTACGCCAACGATATTTTGACATTCTCTAAAAACGAGGTGGCCAAGACTTTTGATGTAGGGGACAACTTCACAGACAAGCGTGCTGTTGTTTACGCTAGGAACGCTGTTTTTGACTTAGCCAAAGGTATTGGCTGCAAATACTTCATGGTGCTAGACGATGATTACACAGACTTTCGTTGGTCATTCACAAATGAGCGCAAATATGTAACTAACAAATATGTTAATAACTTAGACAAAGTGTTTGCAATTATGCTGAAGTTTTACAAGGCTACACCATTCACTTCAATTTGCATGGCTCAAGGTGGTGATTTTATTGGTGGCGCAGGCAGCGGTCTAAGCAAAACATTTTTAGATGGTCAAATTTCACGCAAAGTAATGAATAGTTTTTTATGTTCAACTGAGAGACCATTTCAGTTTGTAGGTAGGATTAATGAAGATGTCAATGCTTACTGTAGTTTTGGTTTTAGAGGTCATTTATTTATGACTGTAGCGCAACTTAGACTTGAGCAAAAACAAACACAATCAAACGCTGGTGGCCTTACAGATATTTATTTAAATTTTGGCACTTATGTTAAAAGTTTTTATACTGTCTTGTATAACCCGTCTAGCGTTAAAATAAGGCAAATGGGCCAAAGCAATAAACGATTGCACCATAGCATTAATTGGGACACAACTGTGCCTAAAATTATTTCAGAAAAGTTTAAAAAATATGGAGCAGTACAAACACCAATGCAAAATCAGGCAGTTACTTAAATACAGAAAGGAATGGGGTAAAGAAAAATTTAGAGAATATCTAATTAAATACAAATTTGACAAACAAACTATTGCAGATTTTGTTGAGCAATGGGAATTAGGAAACAGGGGAGAAACATGGATATTGAAAGATACATCGTTGCAGCAACAGGGCTTGGATATTTAGTAGTAGGTTTAGCCCAATATTTTAAAGGTTCGCCATCTAACGCATTTATTTGGTTAGGTTACGCAGCAGCGCAAATTGGCTTATGGATGAATTTAAAATGAGTTTTACAATCATGCAGCATGATGGCACAAAAGTTATTCAATGGTTCTTTAATATAGATGAGGTTATTAAATCAATGCTTAATAACCCCAAAGATAGGTATTGGAGAAATAAATGAAAGATTACGACCCTAATGACGCTATCGACTTCATATTTAAAACAGCGCCAGCGTATGCAAAGGCGAAAGGTAACCTCGCTCAATTCGAGGCATTTAAACACAGTCTTAAAGCTATTGAGATGTCTAAGTCAGAAGCGACAGCAATTAACGCAAAAGAGATGGATGCGTATAAATCGCAGGCTTATCAGGAGCTATGTGA